ACTCCAATACGGTCGTGACTTGACTGCCGCTCAGGTTGCAGCCGCTCCTTCTCCGATGCAGCAGGCGGCTCAGACTGCCTTTACTGGATTCGGCGGAACAGTTGGAGGTGCGCTGACGCAATACGGTGTATCCCAAGCATTGATGCAAGATTACGCATCGATGATGAATAAAACTCCGCAGATTTCTGCTCCAAATTTGATGGCACCGCCGCCTTCTTTGACAGCACCTTCAGTTGGATTCGGTGGAACTCCTTGATCTTATGGCCGACCAATCTCTTCAAGCATTTCAGCTAGGCGCATCGCTGTTCGACCGCGCGCAGACGCAGCAGCGGATGATGGAGCAGATGCAGATGCAGACTGCTGATCAGTTGATGCGTCAGCGTCAGTACGATCTTCAGAACAAGATACAGTCGAACGCTTATGCTCAGGCGTTGGCGGAGCAGGAGGCTCAAGCTGCGGAGTTCGATACGTTTCAAAAGTTCAATGAGGACGTTGGAGCCTATTTTAACGATCCTGATTTGAAGGTGGCTATGCCTGCGCTTCCCCGCTTCAAGTCAAAGGTGTTTAATCAGGAGGCGACTAGGGCTTATCAGGGTCTTCAACAGTACTCTCCGCGAGCAAAACTCGCTAAGTCTCGTGAACAATACGAAACAACCAGAATCAGCAATGCTGCCGACATGCTGAAAATTTTTGGTGTCGATGTTTTTGATGAAAACGGAAGGATAAAAGAAGAGCTTTATCAGGCAAATATTCCTCGACTAAATGAAGAAAAGAGGCTTGCTGGTTATTCCCAAGATGTAAGGTCTGCATTTACCCAGACAGACAGCAATCTTCCGTTTGAGCAGCGGATTGGAGAGTCGATTAAGTTGGCCAGAGAGCGTGGAAAGTCTCCGACTGAAAGAACTCAAGAGCGAAACGCTGACCTTGCGATTTCAGAGTACACTTCTGCATTTGGAAAGCCTGATGAGCAAACCGATGCATTCATTAGAAACAACGCTCTAACTGGAAGATGGAAGACTCCAGAAGGAACAGCAGAAAAACGGATTCTTGGAGATGAAACTATCTCCAATTCCGCATCCATGCTTGCTGATCAACTCGACAACTTTGAAAAGAAGTTTGGTGCTGGTGCCATTCAAAAATACGTCGGACTTATTGACGGCAAGGTTGAAGAGCTGAAGCGAAAGATTTCTTCCGCAAAAACTGAGGAAGAGAAACAAGCGTACGCTTTGCTTCAAAGGTTTCAAAGCAACTTCAACACGGTTGCGTTCGAGAAGTCTGGCAAGGCTGTCACCTCTCAGGAAATGGAGAGACTTAAGGCTGCTCTCGGTAATATCCAGAGCAACAACTTTGCTGATGATGTCAGGAATTTTGCTTCTCTAGCGGCGGAAGACTATTACGGAACGATTCGTTCGCTTAAAGACAAGTACAGGATTACCCCAACACAAGTTCGTCAGGCCAACGAGCTTGTTGCGAAGTACAAGCTGCCGCTCACACCGTTCGGTCAGCAGCAGCAAGCGGCTCCGGCTGCGGTTTCGCAAGAACAGTCGATTTCTCCTCAGGATGTTTTCAAAAACATTCGGGCAAACCGTCCGCAAGGTGGCACGATTCAACCTACAACTCCTCCGGCTTCGAATCGTGTTGGTCGTTTTGAAATGTTTATTGAAGGACAATAATGCCAACATATCGAATCAACGATCCGTCCACGGGAAGGACAATTCGCCTTGTCGGAGACAGCCCTCCTACAGAGCAAGAGCTTGAAGAGGTGTTCAGGTCGGTTGGCCAATCTGCTCCTGAAACTTCCGCGATGTCCGCGCAGTATCAGGCCCCACAACGGACTGGTGCTGACCCTTACGCGAGCATGTTTCAAGCTGGCTCTCCGCAACAGCTTCAGGCGGCTGTTGATGACGCCGGTAAAATAGGCGAGCAGAAAGCTGTCCAAGGGGAGGCTGGCCAATATGTAACGCCATACTTCCAGCGTCCCGGCGTGATGACCGCTCCGCCTAGTGCTGCAACCTCGGAAGAGGAAAAGAAAAGAACTAAAGAAGCGGCTATTCAGGCAGCTATTACGACCGCCAGAATTGCACCCATTGCTACCGTCGGAGCAATGACTGGTGGAGCCGGGGTTATTCCAGCAGCAATGGCTATGGGTGGTGCGGGAACTCTTGGTGAAGTTCTTGGCCAGACTGGAGAATATCTAGCTGGGCAAAGAAAAGATTTTTCTGAAGGTCAGCTATTAAAGGGCGGAGTCGTTGCTGCTACTCCTATTCTTCGTCCATTTCAAGGAACTGCCGGACCTGTGGCTGCGGGACTTGCTCAAGGTTCAGCTCAAGCTGGCATAAATGCCACAGCCGCTGCCGTTGGAGATGTTCTTCAAAAATACATCGATCAAGGTCGGCTTCCTACTTGGGAGGAAATTGGAAGTGAAATCCAGCTTCCAGCTCTTTTTGGTGCTGCAACCGGAGGCGCAACCGGCGCACTTGGACGCGCACCTCGCGCTCAAACCACGGAAGAGCAAATCGCCCAACAAGGCCGTCAAGCTGGCCAACGTCTTGAAGAGACGCTTGGAGCTGGAACCGCACCGCTGACCGCTACTCAGCAAACAGGAAGAAACGTGCCGGGAACTTTTGGCCCTGGCTCAAGTGGCCTTGCCGCCCAGCAAGCTCTTCCAGAACGCATTCGCGGTCAGCTTGGAATTCAGGCGCAGCAAGATCGAGGAGCGGCTCAGGTGGCTCAACAAGAGGTTCTTGGTGCTGAAGCTGCATCGCGACAGGCTTTGCGTGGAAGTGCTGCTGGTGCAGGTGGTCAGGCTGTTGGTGAGGTTGAAGGCGTCATTGGAACCATTCTCCCTCGCTCACCGAGAGCTGCATCACTTCAAGATGCCGCCAACAATTCTGTCGGTTTTATTCGCGGGGAAGATCAACGGTTGAGTGGGATTGTTGACGATGCTTACAATACGGCAAGAACAGCTCGAACAACTAGGTTGGGTGGACAAGCGGAAACTCCAGTTACACCAAGTCAAAATCTCCAAGACACGATTGACGATGTGCTTGGAACTTTGGCAACTGAAGAGCGGGTTACCGTTACTCCGTCTCCAATTATTGGCGGGACTCCAACAACTACTGTCGAACGAATTCCTTCTCAGTTTTTTAACGAGGCATCTTCAAGGGCAAGAGCTTTGCTTGATGTAGCCAGAAGCCCACAGACATTTGAGCAGATAGTTGGGTTGCGCCAATCAATCGATGGGGTCATAAATCAATTTCAAGAATTTGCCCCCGGTGTTGCTCAGAACCAGCTTCGAAGACTTCGCACTGCGCTGAAGCAAGAAGAGCTTGCTTCCGCTCGTAGACTTGGAATTGAAAACGAAGTTGTTGCAGCTCAACGAGCTGCTGAAAATCGGTTCAATCTTCTTCAAGACAACCAAATCATCAGAAGGGCTTCCATTCCTGCCGCAGAGGGTGGATATCAAAACACCGAACAGTTCTTCTCTGACCTAGCAAGTTCTCCTGCTGGTTTTGAATCCGTTCGAAATCTTCTGACAACAACCCCTCAGGGAAGAATACAGTTCGACCAAATTCGAAGAGGTTTTGTCGATTCTTTGAGAGGCGCAGGAACCGTTGACATCGGCGGTGTTCCAACTGAAAGCCTGTCTTCTTTTGCAAACAATTTCAGGGAACTTCCGCAAGGCGTTAGAAATATCGTCGCCGGAAACGAGGCGAACGCAAATCGACTTCAATCTATCCTGAATGATGCCGTCAGGACTCAAAATGTTGGAATGTCTATTCCGGTTGCGAGCGGAATCACCCCTCAGGCACTGACGGAAATTACCGACAACATCGGAAACATTGCATCTCCAGCACTTAGGAACACGGTTCAAAACCTCGCCAGACAAGCGAGAGATAGGGCTGAAGAGTTTTTCAACACCACAACCCGTCGTGTTCAGAGAAACCAACTGAATCCTGACACTGATCCTTCTCAGTTTGTCAGGGATTTTGTGTTCAGATCTGAAAATCCACAAGTTGTTCAGAATGCATTGAACCAGCTTAATCCTGCAACTCGCGATGCCGTGAGAGCTAACGCGGCGATTGCTGTTCTGAGTCACGTTTCGGAAACCGGACCTGCAAATGTAAGGCGTGGAATTCAAAGTCTTGACGACATTGTTCAAGATCCGAATCGCATGCAGATCATTCGTGATGTGTTGGAACCTAATGACTTCAACATGATCAATGACTACATGGCTTGGAATCGTGCTAGGAACCTCACGGCTCAAGGTGGCCGACTTCAGCCTGATCAGTTGGCCAACTCTGTGATGAGAGCAACCCGAGCGAGGTGGGTTGTTGATGCGCTGGTTGGAAGTCCGACTGTCCAAAACTTTTTGAGCGGCGCAGTTCGGTTGCCGCAAACATTTGCCAACCTTAAGCCGAACCTGACACTTCCTCAGGCAGAAGCGTTGGCCAATGCTTCGAACATGTCTCTGCTTCAGTTCAACCGAGAATGGGACAACCTGAACAAGAAGTCTGAAGAGGCAAAAGCAAGTCTGCCGGAAGACAAGCGACAGGTTTTCGATGACACCCTTGGCGTTCCTCCTCGTCCTCGCTTCTAATGAAAACCTCCCTCTCTAAGAAAGGTAATCGCTACCAGGGTAAGAAGGTGACGCTCAACAAGCCGTTCTACACTCCCGGCGAGCGGAAGAAGAGTGCTGTCTACGTTAAGAACGACAGCGGCAACGTCATCAAGGTTCGATTCGGCGATCCAAATATGGAGATTAAGCGCGACAATCCTGAGCGTCGTAAGAACTTCCGCGCGCGGATGAATTGCGATACTGCGACGGACAAGACGACGCCGAGGTATCACTCCTGCAAGGCTTGGTAATTTCGCCGGTAACAACTCATTCTAACTGATATGGACAAGATGCGACTCGGTGGTGGCGGACGTTTCGAAAAGCTGGTTGGTCAGCTTGAGAAGAAGGGCGTGAAAGATCCTGCGGCTCTCGCGGCCTACATTGGACGCAAGCAGCTCGGTAAGTCGAAGTTCCAATCGCTCGCTGCGAAAGGTCGTCGCCGCGCTGAGCGTGAGAAGGCTAACGCCTAGGTCGTCCGCCCCACGGCTTCTTAGCCGCCGCCTTATCGACTACGAACTGCTCGGGCGGTGCGTAGTCCCAGGATATCGTTCCGACTCCTCGTTGAATGACGATGGAGCCGGTTTTGTTTCCGTTCTTGTCCTTCAGTCCTGACCTGTCTCCGCGCTTCGCCATTCCCAGCATGAAGCGTCGCGGCTGATTGAATCCGACTTCCTTCAGCACAATCACCTCTCTCGCCCAGTTGGTCAGGTCAGACGATCCGAATCCTGAGTAGGCCATATCTGCCACGCTCTCCGGTTTGTCGTCCTTACCCTTCGGCTTGGGGAAGTGATGAACCAGGACGATAACGACACCTGTCTCCATCATAATCGGCTGGAGCAGATGCCGCGTGAAGTTCGCGCAGACCTCGATGTCCGATGGATTGCCGCCGATGTAGGAGAGCAGAGGGTCGATGTAAACGATATCCACCTTCGTCTTGCGGATGAGACGACGCAGCATGGTTGTGAACTCCGCTCCGGTTCGAACTGCCTCGCGGAAGAAGAGCATGTCCGCACGGCGCAATCCGTTCCGCCAATCGCTTCCGAAGACCATCTGCGCGGCTCCCTTTAGAGCGTCATGCTGATCGGCAATGTCGTTCTCAGCTTGGACGTAGGCCACCTTGAGCGGTCGAACTGGCTGACATCCGAACCAATCCGAACCAATGGCCCACCTCAATCCTTGATAGAATGCCATCGAGCTTTTGCCGCACCCGCTCTGACCGACAAAGAGCATCGATGAACCGCGCCGAATCCATCTGTCGCCAATCAGATTGTCCGGGTCGTTCTCAGGATCGTAATCGATGATGCTCTGGAGCGGGAACTCCTGAGGCATGTCCTGCGACTCCAGATAGTCCGTGAACGCATCCCAGTTCACGACGCCCACATTGATAGCTACAAGCCTCTGCTCATTGCCATCGCGCATCACACCGGCTAAGCGGCTGAACCTACTCGCGTTCTTGTTCTTCGGATCGATGCCGAGAGCTTCCAGATGGCGATAAACAACGTCGCGACGCTCGCCCCATTCCTCCTTGTTCGCCGCTTCGA